ACTGCAAACTTAGTAGAATGGAATGCTGACGAGGGATTTGTAAAACTTAAGACACCAACTGGATCATTCTTAATAGGTGAATTAATTGTAGGATCAGAGTCTGGAGCACAGATAGTTTTGGATAATAGAGATGAGCAAGCAACTGCTGATCCTAAATATTCAGAGAGCGTAACCTTTGAAAACTTTGGTGACGATATCATTGACTTTAGTGAAGGCAACCCATTTGGATTAGTATAATGTTAGGTGCATACACATACAATAAAATTATTAGAAAATGCGTTATAGGATTTGGTACGCTATTTAATAATATAGAATGTAGAAAAGAAAATAAAGACGGTTCAGTATACAGTAGGATGAAGGTGCCTTTGGCATACGGTCCTCGACAGAAATTTTTAGCAAGACTAGAACAACAGGCAGATCTAAACCAGAAGGTTGCGATTACAGTTCCACGTTTGTCATTTGAGATGACAGGAATATCATATGATAGTTCTAGAAAACTTGCACCAACAACTCTAACACTCAAAGCAAATACAGCGAATGCAGTTAAAAAACAATTTACACCTGTCCCTTATAACATTGACTTTGAGCTTAATGTTATATCAAAAACAAACGACGAAGCATTAGAAATAACAGAACAGATAGTTCCTATATTCCAACCCTCATATCAAATGACTCTTAAGTTGGTTGAAGATATGCAAGACTTTAGAGACGTTCCTATTATATTGAATAGCATCAATTATAGTGATGACTATGAAGGATCTTTTGATGAGAAGAAGATTACTTTGATTACGATGAACTTCACTGTCAAAGCATACATCTTCGGACCTGTAGGAACTCAAGCACCAATCAAGAAAGCAAAGGCAGACATATACACAGATATGAAAGACGTTGCTACTACAAGACAGGTTGCTTATCAGGTACAACCAAAGGCACTTACCGACAAAGATCAAGATGGAACTACAGAACTTACACAAGCAATCAATTCAAGAAATCTTACTATAGAAGTTCTTGATTATACTAACATACCAACTCAATCATACATTGAAATTGGTAATGAAGTCTTGTATGTCAAGAGTAAAACATCTCCAAATAAATTGTCAGTGCGTAGAGCACAGAACGGAACAAAGGCAGCTGCTGCAACTGCAGGAACACCAATTGATCTCATAGATGTTAATGACGATAATTTATTAACAGGTGGTGACGACTTTGGATTCAGTGAAACGGTATCGTATTATGAATAACGAAGAGACATCAGGATTGGATAAGGCATTTAATATTGTCGAGGATACTGCAGAAGTGATACCAAAGACAAATAAACTACATCTAAAAAAAGATGAGGGTGATGATGTAATTAAGGACTATGAGTATGCTAGAGGCAACTTATACTCTTTGATTGACAAAGGACAAGAGGCAGTTAATGGTGCACTTGATCTTGCTATGTCATCAGATCATCCACGTGCATATGAAGTTGCAGGACAACTAATCAAACATGTAGGTGATGTTGCTGACAAACTTATGGCACTACAGAAAGACAAAAAGAATGTCAAAGAGGAAAGCAAAAAAACAACAGTAACTAATAATTCTTTGTTTGTTGGTAGCACTGCTGACCTACAAAAGATGCTCAAACAAGCAAGCAAGAAAAAGGATAAATAAGTTTATGGCATACAAAAGACACGACAAAGATAATAACGAAGTCAGTCCTCAACCAGGCAAGACTACGGTGAACCAATTCGCGGGTAATGAGGGTTGGAGCACAGTCACATATGAAAATTTTAATGCTGACTATCAAGCTCGTAACTCTGATAATAGTGCTAGAACACCTGGCACATTTCAAGCACGTGACAAAGATAACAATGCAAGAACTCCTGCAGCATATCAACGTCACGATAAAGACAACAATCCAGTAACAGGTTAATGGCAACACGCATACCTACAATGTATGGAAGATATTATGTTATCTCTTTTATATGGAGAGGTAGGCAAATGACTTTCACAGTATACAGAGCAAATCTTTCTAGAATGCAAAGACCACAGGCACAAAAACTGTGTGATAAAATGTATCCTGGTTGTAGAGTAATATCATTCCATGAGTCAGATCCAACTGACGGACCTGTAGTTCTCACAACAGAGGAAGCACCAAAAGGTGCAAAGTATGATAGGATGATAAAGCATATAAAGAAATCATATTCTAAGGATGGTAACTTGACAAAGGGTGAGGAAGGTATAGCATATGCTACAGCATGGAAGCATAAGAATAAAAAGAAGAACGAAGAAGTGCAATTAGAAGCAAAGGATTGTGGTGAAGGAATGTATTATTGTAGAGAAGATAAGAAGTGCAAACCAATACCAAAAGGATATCATGAAAGAGAAGATGGATATCTTGTAAAAAATGAAACATACTTCTATGCAGGAGATTCTAAAGAAGAATTTAAAGACAAGGCAGCAAAGAAAAAAGAGAATAAGAAAAAGAAAGCAAAAGGAGTAGAAGGTTCAACTGATGTTCCTAACTTCCCACAAGATCAAGTCAGCGAAGAAGCATGGCAGAGAAAGGAAGGTAAAAATAAATCTGGTGGTTTAAATGAGAAAGGACGTAAATCATATGAGAGAGCAAATCCTGGTAGTGATTTGAAAGCACCAAGTAAGAAGAAAGGTAATAAGCGAAGAGCAAGTTTTTGTGCTAGAATGAAAGGCATGAAGAAAAAACTGACGAGTGCTAAGACTGCTAGGGATCCTGACAGTCGTATAAACAAGTCACTTCGTGCTTGGAACTGTTAATTATAGGAGACTAAATATGTCTAGAGTTCAAGAATTGCAAGCAGAACTTAGAGTTCTGGAAGCATTCAGAGAAACAACTCGTGCAACTATTCTACGCTCTATGCTAGAATACGAAATCAAAGCAGAGGAGAAGTCTCATGTCAATGGTATCGGAAGATCTTCTAGATCTTGATTGGAAAGATTACGAAGGTGTGATAGGACAAGATCCTATTTCACATAAGTACGAAGTGCAATTGAATAGACGACTGCATTGGTTTGATACGAGAGAGGAAGCTGAAAATTACTTGAAGATGAATTCGGAATGAGTCAAGACTTTTATTTGGGAAACCCTAACCTTAAGAAGGTAGGGACAGAAATACAATTTAGCAAAGATCAAATAAAGGAATACCTCAAGTGTAAAGAGGATCCTGTATATTTTGCTATGACCTATATCAAGATTATATCTCTTGATGAAGGTATAGTTCCATTTAAGATGTGGGATTTTCAACAAGAACTTATAGAATCATTTCATGAGAATAGATTTAATATAGCAAAACTACCAAGACAGACTGGTAAGTCTACTACCTGTGTGTCATATCTTTTACACTATATACTTTTTAATGATAACGTTAACGTTGGTATTCTTGCTAACAAGTTATCTACTGCTAGAGATCTACTAGGTAGATTGCAACTAGCATACGAACAATTACCACTCTGGTTACAGCAAGGTATTGTCGTATATAACAAAGGAAGTATGGAGTTAGAGAATGGATCAAAGATTCTCGCTGCATCTACTTCAGCATCTGCTGTCCGAGGTATGTCGTTCAACATCATCTTCCTCGATGAGTTTGCGTTTATACCTAACCATATTGCAGAGCAATTCTTTAGTTCCGTTTATCCTACTATTACTTCTGGTACATCCACAAAAGTCATCATTATTTCAACACCAAATGGAATGAACCATTTCTATAAGTTATGGGTAGATGCACAGAAAGGTAGAAATGGATATGCGTGGTCTGAGGTTCACTGGTCAAAAGTGCCAGGTAGAGATGCGAAGTGGAAAGAACAACTATAGCAAATACATCTGAACGACAGTTCACGCAGGAGTTTGAGTGCGAGTTCCTAGGATCTGTTGATACATTAATAACAGCAAGCAAACTTAGAACATTAACTTACGATGACCCCCTTACGACCAACGGATCTCTCGACGTATATGAAAATCCTATACGTGATCATGATTATATTATATGTGTGGACGTATCTCGTGGTCTCGCACAGGATTACTCTGCCTTTGTGGTAATTGATATCACACATGCACCATGGAGATTGGTAGCAAAATATAGGGATAAGGATGTAAGACCAATGCTATTTCCTAATGTGATATACAATGTTGCAACGAATTATAACAATGCTTACACTCTAGTAGAAGTAAATGATATAGGAGAAGCAGTTGCTTCAAGTTTATTCTATGACGTAGAGTATGAAAACGTACTGATGTGTG